GTTTTGCTAGTAGCTGTTTCAGCGATTACGAACTGGAGGTGTGTAATGGAAGACCTCTGGGGTGCGACGTCGCATGGACGGCTGACGTGGGGTGAGTTGTCTCCAGGGTTGCGGGAGACGGCGCTTTTGCCTGCGATAAGAGGTGGGCACGTCGTAGACCGGCGTTTCAAAGCCGCCTATATTCGCGTTTTAGGCAAGAGCTTTGCGTCAAAGTGTCGCTCTTACACTAGGAGTGGCGCTAGTCTGGATGCGTTGTACGAGTCGCTTCGTAAGTACGAACGTGACTACCCGGTCATGCGTTCCTTACCAGACTGGGTCCGCGAAAGATTAGCTCGTGCAATCAACGCGGCGTACGACGTATTCTACATCCCCCTCCGACCACTACACATTAACGATGTGGTCGTTGAGCCTGGCACCAGCCCGGGTGCTAGCTGGCGCCTTTTTGGGCGTCGGGGGAACAAAGGGGACCCTAGTGTTGACGCTGAGGCGCGAGCTCGAGCGCGTGTTCTTCTCACCATCATGTCTCGTGGGGCTGTACGCTTCACCAGGTTGCCTCCGTGCCTGGCGTACTACAGAACTCAGTTGGCCAGGGTAAGTAAGCCTAAAGTTCGATTAGTGTGGGGGTACCCGTATGAAATCAACCTTATCGAGGGTATCTTCGCTCAAGCCTATGAGGCTAAAGCTTTAGGTGAGCTGCCCATCCTACCGCGCACGGTGAGCTGGGTCGCGTATGCGCTCGATCGGGTGAGGACTTTTCCTTACCAGGTCGGACTCGACTGGAGTGGTTTTGACTCATCAGTACCACCCTTCCTGATAAAAGCAGCTTTTGGCATTATCAAGAGTTGCTTCAGGGAATCAGGTGATGAGTACCTTCGGGTGCTTGACCAATTGGAGTACTACTTTATTCACACTCCGATTGTCATGCCTGATGGTCGAGTTGCCCAAAAGCATGGCGGTATTCCCTCAGGGTCCAGATTTACCGCTATAGTCGGTAGTATTGTTAACTGGATCCTAATCTACGCCATGACTGATGGGGCGGCGCAGTCTCTACACACGGTCGGGGACGACAGCCTTTTTGGTTTATTTGAGCGTCCAAACCTCAACGAATATGCATCTTTTGCTAAAGCGTTGGGTATGCGACTTAGTGTAGAGAAGTCTGAGGTGGGTAAAGATGTAAGCTTCCTTGGGCGTCGTTGGGCACCA